ATGAACTCTCCTTTACAATAAATAGTGTAATAATAATAAAAAACCCCCGGCTTTTACACCGGGGGTTATTTGTCCATTATCTAGTAACTAGAATCAGGAACCGGACTCACCAAGGAGACCACGCACGATAACAAGACCATACATGTCTGGACGAACCATCTTCTTAGCATAGCGAGTCATAACGCCCTTACGTGGGACGAAATCTTCAGGTCCAAAGATGGTTGGTGTTGTCTGGAGTGGCACGTATGGAGCATACACGTAGCCAGACTCAAGGAAGCTGGAGCCGCGACGACCAACGAGAACCACGTTACGGAGGAAGTATGGGTCAACGATGACATCAAACTTCTTGCTGAGGGAACCAACCTGAACAGCACCAATGGAGCCGGTCTCGTCGTCAGCAGTAACGCTAGCACGGAAGCCAGCAGTGAACTCAAGCACGTTGGCAACTTCTGGTCCGCAGACGATGAAGTTAGCGCCACCGCGAAGAGTCTTGCGGTGAATCTGAGCGGAAACATCGTTGATGGTCTCAACGAGTGTCTCATACCACTCGGACACTGTACCAGTGAAGTCTGGAGCAGCAGCAGAAGCACCGACCTCAACACCGGTCTCACGGTTCACGAAGAGACCTGGGGAGCGAGACCAGTAGTATGTACCGGCTGTAGCACCGTTCACGAGGTCAGCAAGGATCTCGCGGTCAATCTCAAGAGCAATCTGCTCGGAGAGAATGCTGGTAAGCTCTGTCTCTGCGTCGAGGTTGTGGTAAGCGTTGAGGTCCTGACCCAACTCTGGTGTCCACTTAGCCTTGAGCTTCTTGGTCTGAGCGGTAACAGCCACGGAATCAACCTTGATGTCGATCTCTGGGATAAGCTCAGAACCCTCAAGACCCCACTCGGTTGTACCGACCACGGAACCGAAAGCACCACCGTTGGCGAATGTATCGCGAACTGGGAACTCAATACCGAGGTTCTTTGCTCCACCATCGCTGAGCGCAGCACCATCACCAAGGGAAACAGTTGTGTGGAAGTAAAGCTGAACATTGCCAGTGTCGGAACCAGTAACCTGGGTGGTACGACGAATCTGAGCAGTGTTAGCGGTTGTGTGAGTGGTAGCAAGAATGTCGCTTAAGTTCTCAATGCTAGCAGAAATGGTTCCGAGGTTGTCATAGTCAAGATCGGAATCAAGGTTAGCCTGTGGAACGTCAAGACGAATAATCCAACCAGCGTCACCGGAAGAAGAGATAGCAAGAAGATCAGGATCGAAAACGATGCTCTTCTTCTGAGCCACTGTAGCACCGGTAAGGGAGAAAGAGGAAAGAATCATAGCACTGGAGGTAACGGAGCTAGAGCCGCTTGGGGAAGCGTAGGAATAGCCACGAGCACCAACGGTACGTGGACCGGAAAGATCCTCTTTGAGGTCACCGATAAGGCTGACGCCGCCAGTGATCTGGGAGCCAACACGGTTAGTACCATAAATAGAATCGTTAGCGGTGTTACCGAAACGGCTATCTAAAGTACCAGAAGCACCAAGATTTGGTGAGAACACGAAATCAAGGAAGAAGATGAGTCCACTTGGGAGACTCATTGGCTGAACGCTAACGAGATCGTTAGCAATCAAGCCTGCAAAAACGCGACGAACGATTGGGAAAGCCACTGCAGCAAAACCCTCAACGTCACCAGCGCTCATGCTGGAGGACTCACGGAGAAGCTCCTTTGCCTGGTTCTCAAGCAAACGAGCCATGGAAGCACGCTGACGGTCGTTGTTAAGACCCTCAAGAAGTCCTGTGCGCTCCCACTTGCCGAGAAGAGCATTGCTCTCGGCACGCATGTCACGATTGACCACACCTTCGGTCAATCTCTCAATAATACTAGCCATTTTAAATTTACCTCCTAAAATATGTTTTATTTAATTCCGGCTAAACGTTTCATTCGCTGAGCGAATGCATCTTGTTTAGGTGTGCTCTCAACTTGAGAAGCACGAATAACAGAAGTAGGACGGCTGATTGCTTCGCTCAATGTTTTTGGTCCACGATTTGGTGCAGACTCCACTGTGCTTTGAAGCGTGTTATAAATTGTTCTTGCTTCTGTCACAGAATCGGCTTTTGAAATAGCTTCGACAATTCTATTTTTCTGTCGCTCATTTAAGGAGGCATTTCGCAATACGCGATTCGTATAAAGTAAGCGTGCGTTAGAGAGATTTACGCCCTGAAGGGACTCTTTCATCTCAACAGCGGCACGCTTAAGGTTATCAAGTTGCTCATTGAGTTGCTTATTTTCGAAAACCAACTCTTCCTGAGCCTTCTTTAAAGTCTCTAATTCTTCTTCAACATCTGTGCTGCGGCGATGTGCCATCTCTTTTTCCATCTGGAACTTCTGATCCTCAGAGGAGCGACCAGCCCATCCAGCCAACTCAGCACCCATGTCAACTGTAAGTTTCTCAACGATGGTATCAATTAACTCATCGGAGATATCTAATTCTTCTTCAAGCCCTGCTCTCTTCAACTCATCAGCAGCCTCACCAGCCATCATAGCATCCAAGTTCGCCATCATACCGCGAAGTTTTGGATCCTCAATAGCCTCTCTGTCTTTCTTGAGTTGAGCAAGCAATGCTTTAATAGTAGCCATCAATTCGTCTGCGGAAGATTCTTTCTTCTCTTCTTCAAGACCGAGATCGTCCATCTGCTTATCATCAGCAGCGGCAGCATCCGCAGACGCTGCCAAGGCACTAGCAGAAGAGTCCTCAATGTCTTCCTCTTCCTCTTGGAGGAGGGCAGCAAGGATAGCCTCTTCAATCTCAATATCTTCATCAAGGTCTTCATCAGACTCCTCAATGACATCCTCAATAGGAGCAACAGTCATCTCTTGGAGGGCTTCCTTAAGAGCACCAAGATCTAAATTGATCTCAACGTCCTCACCTTCCTCGGCTAACTGGTTGAGGTTATCGCCTTCCATCTCACTTAAGCCATCGGTAGCAGCAAGTGGGACATCCTCAACGTCCTCTTCTAAAGAAGCATCGCCCTCTGCGGGAGCATCCTCGTCAAGACCTAACTCGTCCTGCTCTAAAAGCTGTTCGAGAGTCTCACGAACTTCCGTCGAGTACTTATCGACAATAGCAGCCTCTGCATTCTTGAGTGCTGCTTCACGTAATGCTTGTGCATCTACAATGGCTTCTTTAAGTAAGTTAGACATGTAGTTCTCCTTAAAAACAATTTTTCAATGTAAATAGTGTGCTAAAAAAGTAAAAGAAAGGTTTATGAGCCTGTTTTATTGATAATAAACCAATTGTTGCCATCAGACTGAACAACAAAAACACTGTATACCATTTTGATAGTAGCATGATCTCTGTTATCAATCTTTCCTAATTCACTTTCAATGGTCAACATGTTGCTGTTTAGTTTATATGAATCGGTATTGATCTTCTTGATTGTAACGATTCTTCCTCTCCAATCGGCTGCAGAGGGGAGGGTGATGACCATAGCATTCTTTGTTGTGTCTGCGAGGATTGTATAATCAGAATCCTTGACATGATACTCTTCATCTGTAACCGTTGTTATGTTTCCAATAACTGCACTGCGATGAACCACTGCTGCGTCAAAGATAGCACCACGAACAACATGAAGATTGTTGGTCAATGTCTTACCTTCTACTTTCAATGTAGAAGAGTTTACATCAAAAGAAAAAGCGTTTGATGCTGCGAGTCCTTTTTTGCCTCTCAACTGAACAGCACTAACTGAGCCTTCTGGGTGTAGTGTTTTTGACTTCAGGTAAGAATCGCAGAAGTTTTTTAGTGATGTTCTTCGAAGATCGCCACGAGATGAATCATGAACCATCAAAAGATCATCATCGCTAAGGTTTTGACCTCTTGCCGTGATGTCTTCGCATCGCTTGTGGTTGATGGTCAGATTACCAGAATCGGCATCTAATCCACTATTAGCACCTAAAGATAAAGATAATCCTTGTTGCTCGCTTTGTAAGCCATTGCCAACCTTGACTTGAATACCACTCTTTGTTTTATATAAGGAATTACCTAAAGCAATGGTATCTAAATCAATGTTTCCAATCAACTGATTGGCAGGGATATTTACCAAACCTTCTGCAGAGCCATGAAAAGAAATAGCACATACTTGTTTTGTTTCTAATGTTTGACCGTCAAAGCGTAAGCCATATTCTGCTTTTGCAGTCGTTCCTTCCTGAAAAGTAATAACGGCACCTTTTGAGCCGCCTTCTAACTTACGAATCGGAACTTCTTTGAGGGTAGCACAAGGGCTTTGTGCATCGGTATCATAAAAAACACTAGCACTAATAGTGCTTTTGAAAACTTTGATACCATCAATTTCCTGATCACCGTACTGATCAACAGAGCCTTCTACAGCCCCCTTCAACATATTATATGCCATTCTATTTCTCCGTAACTATAAGACAGCCATAATTTATATAGTTTTCATAATGCCATTTTAGATCGTATTCTTGAATAGCATTTTTTACTATCTCTTTCATTCTTGGTGACTTACCAGTAATTATCTTACAAGGCAATTCGCAACGATAAATAAAACGATGAAGTTTAAATTCCACTTCATCATGAAATGTTCCATGTAAATCTAAGACATCCACTTCATAAATAGTTACAAAAAAAGGATGCCCCCCATAAAGAGAGGCACCCAAGAGAACCAAGTAAACTTGGCGTGTGTTATATCACACAAGTCTCCAATCGTTAAGAGCAACGTAAACCATGGAAATAGCACCGTATGGGGACTCGATGCGGACAGAAGTCTCGCCGTCGATTGTCTGGGAACCGGCACGATTCACCTGGATGTAGTTGGTTGTTGAAACGCCGTCTTTAGCCTTAAGGGTAACAACGTCGCCCACGGATGGGGATGCTGGAAGAGTAACTGTAGCAGCAGCAGAAACTGTTGCGAAGAAGTTATAACCCTCAGCCAAGGTATCACCGTCAGCCTTAGCAGAAACGTTGTTGCTCTGGACAGAAAGAACACCGGAGGTAGCGGTAAGACCAGCACCAGCCATAGCAGACACGAGGTCAGCAATGGACTCTTTCTTGGAGCCATTGTCATCAGCGTCAACGAAAGCGAGGCTGTCGTTAGCCACGTCAATAGCGGTGTCAGAAAGCTCATTGAGGTCAAGAGCCATGACAGCAGAAGCAGCGGAAAGACCGTTACCAGCAAACAATGTTGCAAGAGCGTCGGTTGTGGTACGCTGCTCGGTGGAGCCGTCAGAATCAAGAGTCAAGAAGGAGTCAGAAGCTGCTGGGGTGACAGC